TTAATGATAAACTTTATTATCTTCATCCCAATCCTCTAGAAAATCTTCGTCTAGTATATCTTCCTCTATAGCTATAGAATCTAATTCTTCGTTGGTTGGCTCTCTAGCATCTGAATCACTCATACTCTCTAGAACGTATTCATAATATCTACATAATCCTTCTGATGCTGGTGTCATTATAACAACAGAATTTTTTTCTATATTATAGTATGGTTGATCAGAATAAACCTGTACCCATCTAGATAAACCTAAAGACTCAACTACACCCCTGTCAGTCATTTTACTGAAAGTACTCATCTTTAATGGTGATGTAAGTTTAAATTTACCAGATTCTATAGATTCAACTTTTGCAATAATATCTTCACCATTTGATAACTTAATTACTTGATAGTTCATCTCTTACTTCTCTTTAAAAGTTTGGCTTGTTTAGCGTCTAAGTATCTAGCATTAAAACTCATACTACGCCTTTCACCCTCAACATAAAAAGGAAAAACTGAGTGTTTCAACCAAGAGGGAAATAATATAAATTTACCAACCTCTGGAACAACATTCATTATATCATTTCTAAAACTTTGTTTTTCTCCTGTCATAAACTGTATCATACCGCTACTAGGATAATGATCTTCCATTTCTTTTTTAACAAAATCATTCATCCCTTCTGGAATTTTTAAATATATAACCGCTGATATTTGACCACTATGTGTGTGCCAAGGGTTATATTCATTTTTATATTGACTCACTATCCAAGACTGTGTTATATTTATATTCTTTTCTGTTAGTTCATATGATTGATCATTATTTGCATATAGCTGAACTTTGTGACCATTACTAATCATTTTTTCAAAATATTTAATACAAGCTTGTTTAATTTCACTATTGACATAATCTTCATCATCATCCACCAAGGGTATTTTAACTTCCTTATGAACCTTACCAACAAGATTATCAGAAAAATCAAATTTTTTAGATTTCTCTTTATCATTTAAAACTTCATCTCCAACTTTATTTACAATATCTAAAAATCTATTTGAAACTGTTGTTTCCATAATAGTTGGGCTAAAAGGTACATGCCATTTAATATCACTCATAATTTTATCCTATTATTTAATATTTATTAATTTTTATATCCTGCATTTAGACTTATAACTGTTCTATCTTTAGTTTGATTTTTTACATTATCAGAACCGTGAAGTAACCAACTTGGAAATATAATCATTTCTCCATTTTTAGGTTTAAATGCTTGATGGTGCATATTAAATCCAGCTTGAGTTTTTCCGTGCATAGAAAATGAATAGTGAGATGTAGAATTTGGATTATAAAAAAATATGGGACTACTTTTTTCATCTACATTTACATATAATGCTGCAGAAAGTAAACTTTGTGTATGCATATGTAGTTTTAAAACACTACCAATATCTTGAATATTAAACCAAGAAGATAAAATAGATACTTTGTGAATTTTTAAATTATTAGTATATATATTTAATTTTTCTTGTACTCTATTTTTTATACCTAAAGTTTCAATTATATTTTCATGTCCATTTGGATTATGAGAAGATTTTCCTCCAACAATCACTTCATGTTTATGAATTACTTTATTTTTTAAAATTTGAAATATATCACTTACTTCTGATTCATTTAAAAAATTATTACATTTTAAAACAGGAGTAGGAAATAAACCAATACTCACATCACTCATAATTTTATCCTATCAATTTTATAATCAAACTGTTCTTCTTTGTATATATTTATTCTGTCATAAAAATGTCTAAGTGTAAAATTTCTTCTAGACTTATGTGATAGATCATCAGATATATCAAATAATTTTACACCATCTTTATCTTTACTTTGTCTCAGTCCTCTACCTATGCTTTGCAATACTCTTATTCTACTTTTCGATGGACTTGCAAAAACTATGTTATGTATATTACGAATATTTATACCTGTAGAAAATGTACCATAAGAAGCTATAATTATTGCATTTTTTTCTTTTTCAGTAATAGCACGAATATCTTCTCTGGTTTGTGTATCAGTTCCACCATATACAAAAAATACTTTTCTATCAAACTTTTTAATATCATTGTATAATATTACACCATGTTTTTCAACTAACTGAAATAAACATAATGTATTTCCATTTAGATTTTGACATAAATTTTTAACAAAGGTATTTCTTTTTGGGTGTGATACTATATAATTCATTTCTTCAGCATATGTATACTTTTTAACTCTTTTTGACTCTTCCTCAGTGTGTTTTAACACAACACAATTAATTTTAAGTTTAGCTAAAGTATCATTGTCTATCAATTCTTTTGTTGTAATTATTTTTTTGACTTGACCAAATAATCCTTCAAGAACTAAGCGATGTGTTTGTGTACCATCAAGTGTTCCTGTTAGACCAAATCTGTATTTTACATTTCTACATTTTACCATTATATCAGTTAAAGATTTAGCTTTAAACAAATGAGCCTCATCTCCTATTACACAACCATACTGTGCATAATACGGTGCATGAAGTTTGTAAATTGATTGCCAAGTAGAAATCACGCAGGGCTTAGAAGAACCCTTATCATGGCCTGCATAAACACGATGAATATAATCATCATTCCAACCATAGTCAATGAAGTCAGAATACATTTGCTCTACTAATGATGTCGTAGGAACTAAGATTAAAATTTTTAATCCCATCATGTGATAATAACGAACTAAAGTATAAATTATTAGTGACTTACCAGAAGCGGTAGGAGATAACAAAAGTGATCTATTTGTGGATATCGCGTGGTGTATTGCATCAAGTTGGTAATCGCGTATTTCAATTTGTTGTCCTTTCGACTTGGGACGTAAGGACGTGGCGAAATCTCTAACATCCTGACGTACAACATTCCTAACATTTTCTATCCCCTCTTCGATTATATATTCGATTGAGTTTTTTGAACAAAACTCTTTAATATATGGAAGAAGTCCAACATATATTCTACCATTATGTGGAGAAAATAATCTTATTTTACCATCCCAAAGTTTTTTACGATAATGTGGCATAAATTTTGCGCCAGGAACTTCAAATGTAAAATAATCAGATAGCTCTCTTTCTAAACTATCATCTACCTCTAATGTTAAATATACTTCATTAACTTTTGAAATTTTCATTTCCACTTGGGGCCAAGAACCCAACCCACTAAAGATTTTCTTACACCTTTTGTTACTGGTCTTACTCTATGCCAAAACTCAGATTGAAAAAACAATGCAGTATTATTTGGCATATCTTGACCTCTAAAAGTAACACATCTATCAAGTTGAGTTCTTGCTGGGCCCATTACCTCTAAATCAAAATTTCCTTCTTCATAATCATCATTGAGAAAAACAGAAAAGCTAATTTTACGACATTTACCGTTTTCATATAATTGACTATGTGAGTCTATATGCCAAGAATATTCTTGTGAAACACCATATTCACCATACTGTATTGGTTCTATTTCGTTAATATTAAAATCCCAACCTAATTGTTTATTTATTTTTTGAGTAACAGTTAACCATCTTCTTCTAATATCTGGATCATTAATAAAAGTTATACTACTGGTTCTGCCTTTAGATACAATACTACCTTGTTTTTCATCCTTTACTTTAGCTCTAAACATTTTATCTTTGTCTACATGAACTAAAGTATCATCAACCAATTTTTTTGACATTCCAAATGTTTCATATAATTTTCCATATCTCATTAGTAGGTTACTCCTGCTTCAAATTTTTTCCACTCTATTGCATTTTTGATATCCCATCCGCGGTTATCAACTGATTTAATAACACCTTTGGTATATTCCACAACTGTTTCTAAATAACCAATTTTATTTTCAGCATCAATTATTTCTTCATCAGATGTTATGTAAACACTTAAATCTGTTTTTAGAACTTTAATATCAAAAGGTTTACTTACATAAACTTTTGCATCAGCTTTACCACCGTAGTATTCCCACTTCTCACGATATATACGTTTGTATTCACCTTTTGCTCTATACAAAAGAAGTTCGTACTTAGACTTTACATCTAAATATTTTGCTTTTATTTCTTGGTTTTTTAAGGACTCTGTATCTAAATGTTCATCATCTACTTTTAAATCAGCTTGAACCTCAAGCTTCAATTCATCAAGGGTCATTATTACTCCATCACTTAATCATTATTAACTTGTACTACATCCTTAATTGGAATACAATCTATTGTTGAATTTTTATTAGTTACTAATACTGCGGCTTTTGACATTTCTTCTACACATATACCTTTATCAGAAAAAGTTCCTATGTGATAATAATCTAAATCTTTACCTGTTCCTAATTGTAACCATACTAATATCCATATCATAACTTTACCATTTCATATAATTTGTAACGAAAATCTATCGTTGCTGTGAGATACTCTACATCAGTAACATTTTGATTATAATCTAATCCACTAAGAGAAACAGGAAATACATCTTGAAAACGTACTTCCATAACAGGGTTATTTTTGTTTGTTAAAATAGTTAGTGTTGCATCAGAAAAAAACGCTTTATCTGCAATTGGTTTTCCTATATCACCTATATCTGGCATTCTACCAGAACTTTTATCACCACCTTCACCAGCTTGTGGTGTATTTGATTGGCTACGTCTAAAATCAATAAATTGTTGTCTACTTTTTGGAAAACCAATACCAACCATCCAATCGTGAATTGTTTTGTAATTAGCTAATTCTTCATCTACAATAAATGATACAAGTAAATTACCAAATGTAAGTTGATCTCCTAAAATTGGAATTTGTTTATAGGGTGTTGGTATAACCAGTTCACCTAGAGATATATCTGGAATATTTGCAGCCGTAGTGAAAAATTCAACTTTTGGTAGTTGATGTATCATAAACCTAAACTGCGTTGGACTAGAGTAATCCAAAACAGTTGGTTGTCTACTGAGGGGTGAAGTATCTGTTGTCATACTTCTATTTATAAAGAAAAAAAGAGGGGAATAAATCCCCTCTTTAAGTTTGTTAAAATAAGTTGGTTAACCCAACTTTTATTATTACATAAGGTTAGCGACTTTAACTTTTCTGTAATACTTGTTGGTAGCAGAACTAATGGAGATTGCTCCGTCAGCGCCAGCTGCAACTGTTCCTGTGTGGAATGGGTTGGCTGCAATACCGTAACGAGTTTTGAAACCAATTTTTGGTTGGAATGTGTTTTCACCAACCGCACGTACCATCTGTAGTGGAACGTATGGGCAGTAGAACATACCAGCGTCATAAGGTGATGTACCTTTGTATCCTACAACGTAGTACTGTGAAGCAGCTACGTTAGCAGCATATGGGTCAACATACACTCTGTAACGACCATTCATAACACCAGCGAATGTAGTTGAAGTATCATCAACATTCAAGTTGTTATTAAGAGCAGGTGTGTAATCTAGAACACCAGCCATTTGTAGAGCGGAAGCAACGTCTGCAGAACAAAGGATCATGTTACCTTTTCCTCTACGAGTTTGCTGACCGATAGCATTGGCATCACGCTCGATTGCGAACATAAGACCTTTGAACTTCTCTACTGACCAACGACCATTTGAGTCTGTGTCAAGATCAAAGATACCAGCGTTAGTTGTGTTAACCTGAGCACCTTTAACAGCTGAAACGTAAATGTTACGAACAACTTCACGGTTAATTTCTGCAAGAATTTCAGTTGACAAGATGTTTGCCAATTCTGTTTCTGCGTCTAAACCATGAATTGCTTTAAGGTCTTGTGCAAGTTCCATAGTGTACTCAGCTTTAAGAGCACGAGTAACGGCTGTCACTGTGTGCTTCTCAATTGAGAACGCCATTTCAGCGAATGCATCGTCAGTGGTATCACCTAGAGCTTCACCTTCTGCTGCTGTCATACCAGTTGCAGTTGTGTATGAACCTGCAGGTGAGTCGTTAAGAATTGCTGGGTTAGTTCCAGCGATATCTCCACCACCAGTATCACCAGCTGCGTCTTGGTTAGACAACATTGTTGGTTCGTCAGCAAGTGCTTCAGCACCATCCATAGATTGTGCACGAGCTCTCATTGCAAAGATAAGACCAGTTGGCCCTGTCATTGGCTGAACACCGCAGATGTCGTATGCAATTAGGTTTGGCATGGAACGTCTTACGAGTGAGATCAAAATTGGATCCCAGCTATCCAAAGATGCATTACCACCAAATGATGAGTTGGTAGGTGCAGCTTCTGTCATAAATTGTCTATCTTCTCTGATAGCTTTTTCTTGGTTTTCAAGAATGATTGTAGTGACCGCCCGCTTGTAGCTATCCTTGATCTCTGGAAGATCAGGATGTGCAAGGACTGGCTGCCACTTTTCTTGTAGATGTTCTGTCTGATACATTTGGTATCTCCTTATATTTTTCTACTATTTATAAAATTAAGTTATTTTGCACTATTAACAGTCCGACCAATTGCAGCCATATAAGCTGACATTGAATCAGAAGTGTCAACGTCCTGTGCGGTGCCAGTGTCTACATCATCAATAGTTTCATTCACTACTGGTGCATTTTTAGGAAAATAGCTTTCCTTCAAAGTTCCCAATTTCTCACGATAAGACTCTTCATCAGAATAATCTACATCTTCGATTAGTGATTTAAACTTCTCAATTTCTGTATCGGCTAAATCTGAAGATATTTCAGATACAACCTGTTCCTTCACTAGAGATGCATTGTTTTTCTTCAACTGAACAGTACTTTCAATTGCTTCATTCAATTTAGCCTCTAGTTCTGAAATCTTTTCTGACTGTGCTTCAAGCACGTCATATTTTTCATCTGGAACATCAACATAATGATCTTCAAATAGTTGTTTTAGACCAGAGATAAAATCTTCTGCGATTTCACCTTTTAGTCCTCGCTCTATTGCAAGTTCATTTTCTTTCATCCATTCTTCAACAACATAGTTTAGATATGTATCAACTTTTTCAGTCAAATCTTCTTTTGTTGTGTTTATATTTTCTTCCAGTTCATTTTTGTAGTCTTCTTCCATACGCTCTACTTCTGAACGTACTTTAGATTTAACAGCAGCTTCAAATACAGTTGCTGCTTTACGCTTAAATTCTTCTGACAGATCACCTTCACCTGTCATAAGAGCTTCAACATGCTCAGAAACATCAATGGATTTTAGACGATTTTCAACGGCTTCAGTTTTGGCTTTGTCTTCTTCTGACTCTTCCTTCTTCATTGACATCTCTTTTTGCATACCGTTATACATGGCCATGAGTTGCTCTTTTTTAGCACCTTTCATCATTTCCTGCATTTTGGCAGCCATTTCAGATTTTGTCATCTTGGCCATTTCTTTTTTCATCATTTCCATTTTTTCCATTTCGGAAAGTTCTTCCTCACCTTCTGGTTCGTGACCAGCGGCAAGTTTCTGCATTTTATCAGGTGCACCTTCACCTTTTTGTTGTGCATCACCAGTAACTTCTTTGGCTTTAGCAGCAACCTTTTTGGCAGGGGCGTCTTTTTGCATTGGGTCTACAACAGCAGCACCAGTATCTTCGACTTCACCGCCAGGTGTTTTACCTTTTACTTTATCCATTGGTTCAGCTTTAACGGCTGACTTCATAGGAGCATCCGCACCATTAGCTTCTTCAAGCTCATCAAGTACTTCAGCTTCTAATTCCTCAATGGTTTTATCTAGTTCATTAGCCATGGGGATTATCTCCTTATTCTGTTAATTATTATTTATAAAATTATAGTTTTTGAAGAAATTTTGCAAACTCTAGACTGTTTGCAGCTGTATTATTCTTCCGACTATTATCTTCTATATTTTCTTTTATTTCTGCAACATCGGCTTCTTGAATCAAACCGTTGTTCCAAATCCACTCTTTACCTTCCATAATACCTTCTACAAAAGCATTTGGAGCAGATGGGTCAGCAACTATATCAGCTGCAGTCGCCAAATAAAAATCGTTTCTCACATAGTTAGCACCATTCTTCTGGTCTAAACTCCCCATACCTCTAGATGAAACTCCGAGCTTAGCTCCTTCGTCCATTAGATTTTTTACAATTTCTCCCATTGGTGTACTGAGTATTTTAGCCTCACCAATGTAGTTTTTACCATCAGGATAAAGTGCAGTAATCATGTGAGATGCTCTCTCAAGATTCACGGTTGGGCCATCTGGATGACCAAGTTCGCCGAATGCACGTTTTTCGTTGATGTATTCTTTGTTATATCTTTTTACTTCTTTATTTAGTACTTCCATAGGATAAATACGACCATTACGATTTTTAATGTCCGCCTGCATGAAGATACCTTTTATCTTATAATCTTTTTTACCATCTTCTTTTTCTTCTATAAGATAGTCTGGATTTTCGATATGTTCAGATATTAATTTTAATGTATACATTATTTTATCCTTTATGAAGTGTAGTTTTCATCTTTCTTAAACTCAATCATTACAAATCCAGATGTACCATAACAAGTCATTTCATGGTCACCAGATGTTGCTGTTGTGTTTGTAGCAGCAGATGGAATTTTACCAGCACTTCCGTCATAGTGTCCTGTACCAGCAAGTCTAATTTGAACTACATCAGA